GGTACTTATGACAGTATTGATATAGGTGGTGAGTCTTATTACGTAATGAGAGTTAACTAAAACTATTCCTTTTTCCAATCTTTTCCTGTATATTTGAAATAATAGAATATGGAAATGAGACAGAAAAATAAGAATAAATTTATAATGGACACGGATTGGTTGTTTGACGGTATTTTAGATGCTGAACAAAAACAATACGTGTTATTAGATTACTTTCAAAAGATGAACAAACATCTTGAGAGAATGGAGGTCTACCCAATGTTTATTGAGCTTTCATTACATTTAGGTAATATACAAACTTTACTAACCCAAAACAAAATCTTATATGTTGATAAAAAATTAACATCTACTGATGATGAATTGGTATTAAACGATTTAAAGGTTAGGGACATCCCGGTACTTGACGATGAAGAAGTAATTGAATATCAAAAAATATTAAAAAATAGTCAACCACAATTACACGACTATTTCAACTTTGCAAAATCAATATGGAGTATTGTTTATGATTCCATAGATATTGTTGTAAAGAAAAATAAAAACAATCTACAAAGTAAATCAGGTTTTTTTTCATATAAGACACCGGAAATTTTATATGTTTGGCAATATACTACAAGAAAAGTCTATAAAACTAAAAACCAAACAAAAACATCTTTAAAATTAATTTTTAAAGGTCAACAAGATGATTTGACTATCCCGGAAATTATCTCTACTTTTTCAAAAACATACGAGAAAAACAATGAAGTTGGTTATCCAATCTTTGAGGTGTTTTGTAGTGATATATTTCCATTAGAGCAGACTTTAGTTCCAATCTTTAAAAGAAAAATATTATCGTATGTCAATCAAAACGTTATTATAACAAGAAAATTAATATCATAATGGACAAGAAACAAATTAAAAATTTGATGGATAAGTTAAGACAACCAATCCATATTAGTTACATCTCAAAATACATTCTTAAACAGAGTATTGATGAGTCACAAAAACAATTAGATGTATTAATCTCAGAAGGATATATTCAGAAAAGTTCACTAAGTGATGGTTACTATGTGGCTATCTAAAAAAACTTATCACATTGGTATTGGGTGTAGTCAAACGGTAATTAGAATATTTAAACAATCAATATTGTTTAGTAAATCACCATCAGGTTGGTCACTTAGGATTAATGATGGGGTTGGTATTAATGTTACCACAAAACCACTCTTTTCGGTTAGAAATGGGTATAAAAAATCCATTAAATTGGGTAGATATTATTTAGTAAAATTATGAACGAATTATTTAAATCAATTGAACCTCTGTTTAAAAATAGGTTCACTATAAATGTTAATGAGGATGTTAACATTCCGGAATATCTGTTCCGTAAATTCCATATTGAAAATATTGGTGAGGATTTTATTTTTACAACAGAAATTTATCAAACCGTGGAATACACATTTAACCCATCTGATTTGACAAAAATTACGGATATCATTCTTAAATTTTTAGGTCCGGTTGGTGATTTAGTTGGAGGGTTACATATGTTAGTTAAAGGTTCCAATATGGAAATCGAGGGTGATTATGGTGATGGTGAATTATTAATTGTTAAATTTAGATTTGTTGTTAAACCGGTAGATATTAACCTATTATGTCAAGATATTAAGAAAGATGAATAAAGAAATGGTGAACCACCCGGAACATTACGGAGGTCAGGACAATCCTTATGAGGTTGTAAAAGTTTGTGAAGCTTGGGGTCTTGATAAAGACGCTTACATCTTCAACGTTGTTAAATATGTTGCAAGAGCGGGTAAGAAAGATACCGATAAAGAACTTCAGGATATGAAGAAAGCGTTGTGGTATTTAAATCGTAAAATTGAAAGATTAGAAAGTGGAAATCAATAAAGAATATATTGAATCAATAATAGGACTTGAAATTGATGATTTCAAAGTAGAGGAATTAATAGACGACGAAGACATTATAAATGTTAAAGTTAAACCTAAGGTATTACCCAAATATATTAACATTTCAATAAAAATAGATAAAGTAGATGTATAAAGTAACAGTAGATATTGACCAATACGCGGAAGGTGCGATTTTATTGGATGGTTTAGAGAGTGCAATTATTGGTATTGTTGAGGACTTTGGTTCTCCGGGAAGAAAGATATTATATTCAAAACGAGAGATATTAAACATCTTACAAGAAAGAGACTTAATGACTATGGGTGAAGCGGAAGAGTTTTACGATTATAATATATTAGGATTATATGCTGGTGAACAGAACGCAGTGTTTTTAGACCAAGGTTTAGAACCAATTAAAAATGAAGAAAACGAGTGGGAATACCACGTAAAATAATAAAATGATAGAAACAGGAAAGATAATTAATGGAGATTGTATTGAGGTAATGAAAACATTTCCTGAAGGTTCAATTGATTTACTAGTAACATCACCACCATATAATGTAAACATTTCGTATGATGTTCATAAGGATGATTTACCAATGGAGGAATATTACGAGTGGTCAAAGGATTGGTTGAGAGAGGCGTTCCGAGTATTAAAAGATGATGGTCGAATTGCTGTGAATGTCCCAAATGAATTGAATGTCCAAGAAAGAGGTGGGAGAATATTATTCGTTGCCGAGTTTTGGATGTTAATGAAAGAAGTTGGGTTTAAATTTAGTGGGTTAGTCGACCTTACGGAAGATAGTCCACATAGAGTTCGACAAACGGCTTGGGGTTCTTGGATGAGTGCGTCAGCACCTTATATCTATAATCCTAAAGAGTGTATCATATTGGCTTATAAGAAAAGTAGTAAAAAATTAACTAAAGGAGTTTCACAATGGATGGGAATATCAACTGAGGTTACTACTGAAGATGGTAAGGTTAAAAACAAAATGATTTATCAGGACGAAGATAAAAAAGAATTTATGAATTTGGTGTTTGGTAGATGGGAATATTTTGCGGATACTAGGTCATTAACTAAAGCCACATTCTCAATGGACATTCCATCAAAGGCGATTAAGATATTGTCTTATAAAAATGATATTGTTCTTGACCCTTTTATGGGAAGTGGGACTTCAGCTTTTGCGGCTGAGTTATTAGATAGACGATGGATTGGAATTGAGTTATCTCCGGATTATACAGAAATTGCAAGGAAAAGAGTTCAATCATTAATTGATGAACGAAAACAAACAAAATTAGAATTAAAAGAAGAGGTGTAATAACCTCTTTTTTATTTTCTGTATATTTATAACTAAAACAATTACTATGGCAAAAAGATTTATAATTTCGGAAGATGAAAAAAGAGATATCCGTTCAAGATATGGTTTAGTTAATGAACAAAATGATGGTTTTGAACTTAAAAAAGGGATACAATGTTTCCTTAACAAAAAAGGTTATAAAGATGATGCGAATCAACCATTAAAAGTTGACGGATTACTAGCGGGTAAAACAGCGGAAGCTTTAAGTAAATATCAATCTAAGATTGGTGTTACCGCAGATGGTGTTTGGGGTCCTGAAACACAAAATAAAATGTCTGATAAAGACGTTCAACTTTTTAAACAATGTGTATCCGATGAAGGTAGTTTCATTGATAAAGGTTTACATATGTTTGGTTTAGATTAATGAAAAAACTTATAAAAGAAAGTGGATTAAGAGACATTAACGCTCTTGCTAAAAGATACCCTAAAGCTGAAATATATTTTCACCAAGATTTAGATGGTGTAACTACGGCTATTGCGATGAAAGAATATCTTAAGAATAATGGTATTGATGTAATAGATTCTCATATCATCCAATATGGTGATAAAGAGTTCGCTGTAAAGAAGAATGACGCTAAAGGGGACGTGATGCCTGTTTTAGTTGATTTTGCTCACGGAAAACCAATGTTTGTGATTCACACAGACCACCACGATAGACAAGCCGGAGCTGAAGACACTAAATCAACATCATTTAGAAGTTCCCGTTCAAATGTTGAGACAATCTCTCAGGTAGTTTCTCCAAAAGAATTATTCCCATCCTCAGACATATTACTTATTTCTACTGTAGATTCTGCAAACTATGCGGTTAACGATATTTCAGTGGACCAAGTAATCTCTTACTTATTCAGATTAGATAAAGAGAAATCGTTAGAAAAGAATAAAATGTTAATGGGGTTAGTTGTTAACAAACTATTATTAGCGTTTAAAAACAAACCAGGGTTCTTAGAGACATTGGTTATGGAATGTTCTCCATCGTTATTAAATATACTTCACACCATTAAACGAATAATGGTTGAGAAAGGATACGCGAAACCGGACCAACTTGAAAAGAATAAAGAAGACTATGTCACATCAATGCAAACTAACCCTAATGTTAAAGTATTAGGTAATGTTATTGTTCAATATGGTGGGGGTTCAATGTTTAAGCCAGGTTCTTACGATAGATACACACCATTCAAAAATAATCCTGAGGCTGACTTTATTGTTATTGCTTGGCCGTTAGGGTTAGTTCAAGCGTCTTGTAACCCATTCAAAGGAGAACGTCAATTAAAAGGTGTGAATTTAGGTGAGATTGCCCAAGAGGTATTATCAAAATGGGAGGACCAATTAAAACAAAGAGAGATAACCCTTTCAACAATTAAATGGATTTCAGAATCATCAAAAGATTTTAATTCGGAATCAACAGGATTTACCTTTAAAGATTTTGTTGCGTTGTATGGTAAGGAATATAAAAATAAGGAAGATGGTAAAGAGGAATTAATTCACATCGGTGAGATGATGGAAAAACCTTTCTCTGAGTTACCTGAAGAACATAGACAAATGTTAGATAACATTAAGGTAAATGCTTGGGATTTTATTCAGGCAAATAGTGGGGGACACAAATGTATTACAAATATATCGGGGTTAAATTTTATGGGTAGAAGTAATCGTCCACCAAAAGGGACCGGTGGTTATAATAGAGAATCGGAAGATGCTCCTTACATTAAGTTTACTAAAATGATTCAGAATGAGTTTGTGAAATTATTACAGGAAAAGATAAATCAATCGTAGTGAATAACTTTATCACCCGATTTAACACCTAATTTTTTACAGGTTCCACCTTGAAGTTCAAGTATCATATCACCTTCACCACAATAGTTTCTACAATCTTTGGTTTTACAAGGGGGACAGTTGTGGTGAATTTTTGTTATAATATCATCTTCAATCATAATGATGTCCAATGGTATTATACAATTTTTCATCCAAAAACAGTGTTGACCTTCGGACATAATAAATAACATACCATTAAAGGTATCATCAAATCTTTTATTCATCATACCTTGACTAGTGTCTTTGGATGAGATGACAGTTTTGACTTTGAATTTATTTTTGTTTATAGTTAATTCCATATACTTATAAATACACAAAAAAATATAAAATGAAAAAAGTAAAACGATATTCCGGTGTAATTGTCAAATGTGGTGATGAGGTATTGTTGTGTAAAAGAAACGCTACGGGTAGTTTACCGGGGCAGTGGAGTATACCGGGTGGTAATTTGGAAAAAAATGAACATCCTTTGGATGGTATTCAAAGAGAATTTGAAGAAGAAACAAATTATACGTTAGATAATAAATTAAATTTAGTTGGGTTTGTTAAACGATATAATCGTGATGGTTCTGAGGTTAAAGGGTTGATGTATGTCTTTATGATGGAGACGGACGAGAAGATAAATCCGGACTTGGAAAATGCTAGAGATGGTGAGGAACATACGGAATGTGGTTATTTTAACCTTGAAAATCTACCATTTGATGATAAAAGTGACCAATTATGTAGATTAATTACAAGAATATTAAAAAAAGATTGACTTTTCTAATTTTACGATATATTTATAATCTCATTCAGCCAACAACCCCTTTCTACGGTTGGTATTATTAAAACCCTCAACAGAGTAAATTTTGTTGAGGTTTTTTTTTGTTTATATCAAAAATAGTGTTATCTTTGTCGGGAATTTAATTTATAAAATTATGGAAGTATTAGGTATTATTTTAGGTATTATTTTGGCAATAGTTGTTTTAATTGGTGTTTATAGTTCTGTCCAAAACAAAAACAGAAAGGCTAGATGTAAAAATTGGAAAGTTGGTGATAAATTATCTTTGATTAGAGGTGATTACCATAGAATTTTAGAACAAAACAGTAAAGAGTTTGCAACCCTTGAAGGGTGGGATTTGAATAATCTTTATATTAGTTGTGGTAATAATATGACATATCAAGTTAATTGGTCTGTAATGAATTTTAACAAATCAGCAACTTGGAGAAAAAATTATGAAGATGCTAAGAAAGTAATGGGTTGTGAACCCGGATTTACAGGTGGTGTTGGAGAAGGTAGTAAATCTACCGGTAAAAAAGTTGATGGTAAACCAATTGACTTAATGAATGAAATTGAGTGTGAGGTGTATTTGAAACAATCATTAGAAAATGAAGATTATGATACAGCTGAGTTAATTAAAAAAAGAATGGAAAAATTTAGATAATATGAGAGAAATGTTAAGAGGGATGTTTTTGTCCATACTGATTTATAGTGTGGTTATTGGTTTAGTGTGTGTTAGTGTTATAGTATGTGGAGGTAATATACATCAGATTCCAACCGGAGTATTTATAGGTGTTGGTGCTTGTTGTGGAGTTTTAGCGTCAATTATTAATAATAAATTAGATTAAGATGAGAAATTGGGTATTTGTGTTTGTAATAGTTGTTTTTGCGGTTGTTATTGGTATTGTTGGTTATAGAGGGTATTTGATTGGTGAAATAAAAAAAGGTGGACACCTATATGAAATATCCATTCCGGGTAACAAACGTCAAGAGACAAGTTTCTACACTGAAAAGTATGTGGAGAAAGATGGGTGTATAACATTCAAGGATGAGTTTGGTAGGTCACATAGAATATGTGGTATGTATAACATTACAGAGTATTAAGATGGAAAAAACACACATCAACAAAATTAAACAAGCGGTTGATATTATTTGTGCACAGAACAATTTAAAACAACCTTTAACTGTTCCATCCGCAGGTAAATTGATTGTGGAATATAACGGGATTGATTACGCAATTGAATTATTTGAAAATGCTTATATTGAATGTAAGGAAACTCCGAATAGGAATAACCCATTTGCTTTTGCGGCTTACAAATCAACTTTAGAAACAATTTTAATCCCGATGAGAAATAATAAATAAAATTTAACCCCAAATAATTTTTTGTTTGGGGTTTTTTATTATATCTTTGTAGAATAATTTAGGAAAAATGGAAAATATGTTTAAGTTTTACGAGGTCGGGGGAAAAGTTAGAGACGAGATTTTAGGTCTTGAATCTAAGGACGTGGATTACGTTGCAGTTCCCAACAAAAAATTGTTACAGGACTTTGATACTGCGGAATCTATGTTCTCTATGTTGGAACAATACTTAAAAGATGAGAAGTTTGAAATTTTCTTAATCACAGCAGATTGTTTTACTATCAGAGCTAAGTTCCCAAAGAACCACAAGTATAGTGGTGTTGCTGACTTTGTAATGGCTCGTAAGGAGATTGGCTACATTCCGGGAACAAGAACACCAATCGTTAAACCGGGGACCTTATATGATGATTTGGAAAGACGTGACTTCACATTAAACGCGTTAGCGAAAGATGAGGATGGAACAATCATTGATTACTTTGAAGGGTTAAGAGATTTGGCGGATGGTAGATTAGTTACACCATTGGAAACAAAGAAAACATTTGATGATGACCCATTAAGAATTTTGAGAGCGGTACGTTTCTCTATTACAAAAGGGTTTAGAATGGGTTACATTATGGACGACATTCAAGAATACGATTACGAATCTAAAATGGGGGTGGTTTCAACTGAAAGAATCAGGGAAGAATTGTTAAAGTGTTTCAAATATGATACATTAAAAACTTTGGAAATTTTAGATAACATTCCAAGATTAAAAAGATACATTTTCAAAAACAATCTGTTGTGGTTAAAACCAACAATGGAACAATAATATTAGTATGGATAAAGAAACAAAACAAATGTTGGACGTAATGACGTTAGCATCAGAGATGATTTCCAACGGAGGACTTTATAGTATATTTGGTGGGTTGACTAAAAAACCAAAACCGGTTAATCCTTATCAGTCCTTAAATGATGGGTTTGAACTTAGACCAATTAAGTTGTTAAAGAAAGAATCTGAAAATCCAAGGATTGTTGAGTCAAAATACTCGCATCTATATAAAGATGATGTGAAGGTTTCTGATGAAATATTCCGGAAAGGTGGTTTGTGTCACGGATTTAAGGAGGGGTATTGTGGATTAATTCATTATATAAGAACAAAGGAACCTAAGAAGAGTGATAGTGGATTTAGTTTTGGTGATTCGGTAATTATCGATACCAAAGGTAAGATTTGTTTATCTCGTACTGGTCTTGATTATCCATATCACGTTGGTGGTAATGTGGGTTCGGTTGGTAATTACTACTATAATTTACTTACCGGCGAGAAGATTTGTTACAGACCATCTTCAGTAATTGTAGGTGTTGAATGTCTATACCTTGACAGTAGATATAATTTTGACTATTACGAAGTTAAAATTCCTTTCGGTGTGTATAAGTTGAATAAGATTACATTAGAATTAACAAAAATTGATGAGATAAAGTAAAAAAAGTTTTTATATTAAAAAAATAGTGTTATCTTTGTAATCACAAAACATATAGATATGACAACAACAAATTATACAATCAGAATTGAGAACGAGAAGTTTGGAAAACTATTAGGTGAGACATTTGCTGACGCAATCCAATTCAAATTATTCTTGAAGATGGTTCAGGGTTGTCTTGAATTAAAAAACGATTTGACTTTCTTCAACGGGAGTGATTTCTTAATTCACGTTCCATACAAATACTTGGTGGATTCGTTTATTGTTACATCAACATTTGAAATGTCGTTGGCTGACCATATGAGAAGTAAAGTAGAAGCATTAGTAACTAAGTAAATTTAAGTTATGAGTTTAATAATTTCGCTGATTATTGTTGGGTACATAGTGTATAAGCTGTGGAAAAAGATTGTTTTAATAATTATGATTGTCGTTGCTCTTGGATTTATATTTTCCGTTAATGAAGTTAACAAAATCATTACGGGTTTAACGACAGATGATGTTAAAACAGATAGTATCGAACAGGTTGATAAAATTAATGATAATATAAATAAAGAAACATCATCGGTTAGTGATGAAGAAATTAATAAATTAGGGTTATGAATATAGATAAACTTGCTGGGGTATTTATGGTGGGGTTTTGGATTGGGATGTTAACATTTTTTATGGTGTTTCTTATGTTATGTTCAGACAAACCAACAGAGATTCAATCAAACAAAATAATTCAACCGGAGAAAAGATTAACAACAGATGGAAAAACGGTAGACACATTATACATTTATAAACAATAACAATGAGTACAAATTACTACAGAATACCGAAAGCTAGTGAGGTTAGAATCAAATACCTTGACTTGGTTGAAAGAATAAATGATTTGGATATATGGAGTCCGGATAACATAATGAATGAGTTTAGTGACATTGAAAGAGGTTTTGAGAGATGGTCTCCGTGGGATGTGTTCATTGATGGATTGAAGATTCATATTGGTAAAAGAAGTTCAGGGTGGAAATTCCTATGGAACTTTCAGGATAATAAATTCTACACTAATAAGGAAGAACTTTTTAAGTTCATCCGTTCAGGTAGAGTTGTGGACGAATATGGTGAATTACAAGACACCGAAGAGTTCATTAAGATGGCTTTGGGGTGGGGACAACCTGATGGTTATGTGTTGGATAAGAATTATATGGACGAACAAAGTAGGTTGGCTCATTATAAACCTTTCACCGATATGTCCAAGTATTATGATAAAGAAGTTGACGGACTTAGAGTATCATCAACAGCTGAGTTTTCCTAGTTCTCTTTAAAGATAGGATGGTGGAGTCGCCGACATTTCAGTCGGTCCAAAATTAACCCTCACAATAGTGGGGGTTTTTTGTTTTATATGATATTTATAAATAAACTGAATATGAAGGATATTATATTAACAGAAAAACAACTTGAAAAGTTGGTTACCAAAATGAAAACCATTAAAGAAGATGAAGGTCGTGGTTCATATATGGCAAAACAACAATTATATACTATTGTTAAGTTAGCTGAAAAGATGTGGGAAAAGATGGAAGAAGAAGAAAACGACCAACTTGACGATTGGATGGAAAGTAAAATAGCTCAGGTAGAACAAAGTATTACATCTGTTGTTAGAGCATATATGTATGACGAATTGAAAGATGATGAAGAAGTTGGGGGAATGAATAAACTAGGGTTTGACGACCTGATAATAGGAAAATAAAATGGCAGAAGATACATTAAAAGACAAATTTATGGACAACATTAAAAAAATGGATTCATCAAAAGAAACCAAAGAAGAAACTAAACCAACTGAAACAAAAACAAGTGGTGTTGAGTTATATAAATTGGATTCTAAGACAATTCAAATATTGACTGACAGAATTAAAGATGAGTATATTGCTCATTACTATTACAGAGCGGCGGCAAATTGGTGTCAAGATAAGAATTATAAAAAGGCTGCTGAGTTTTTTAATAATGAGGCTGATGATGAATTAGTTCACGCTAAAGGGATTCAAGAGTATATGACAGATTTTAATATCATTCCGGTAATACCTCAAGCACCAACATCACATAGTTTTGATAGTTTGGTTGATATCATTTACGGAGCGTATAAAGTTGAATTAGCTCTTATGAAAGAGTATAACAAAAATTCTCAAGATTTATTTAGTACTGATATTACTACATATGATTTCTTAAAGGCGTATAGAGAATTTCAAAAAAGTGCTGTTGTAGAATATAATGATTTAATCAACGCAATTGATTTGGTTGATAAAACAGATAAGTTCCAAGTGTTATACTTTGAACAAACTTATTTCTAAAATGAAAGATTTAATCAGACGTATATTAAAAGAACAAGAAGAAGAACCTGTCTTAAGTAAGAAGGAGATTTTGTTGTTTAAATTTATTAACGATAATAAGCAGAAATCAGGAACCAAAACTGAAATGATTCGACTTATTAAAGATATGTTAGGATATTTTGGTTTCCCACAAAGTGATGCCACTATGTATTACGAAATATATACCGCTAACTTCAGACCGGACGGGGACTATAAAAGTTTAACAAAGGACAATTTCAAAGACTATAGACAATTCAAACAAAGAAAAGTTACCAACAATACCGCCTATGAATATGCGACAGCTAAGATGCCGTTTAAAGGTTCAAACATTGAAGGACAATGGAATGTAAACAATAACAATGATTGGTATTATGTTATTGAGTCATATGGTTGGTATCCGGTATTTTTATTTATTAATAACCAATGGTATAGAACATTAGATACCTATTCAAGTTCTACTAGAAAACAAATGAGTCAAATTGACCCGGTTAAATACGATTCAAATTTACGAGCAAATGTTATGAGTATAACTAAAGGTGAGATGGAACGTCTTATAAATGGTAGTTATAATATTGATAGAGTTAAATCTGATAGGGTAACAAGTTTTGTAACACATAAAGATAATAAGACTAATCAATCAAAATTAATTAGTGGAGGTTATGGTGATAATGCTCATAGAGTTAATTTTATGATTAAAGATATTGAAGATGTTGATGGTAAAATTAAAATATCTGTTGAAATTCTTAAGGCAGGTAAAATGATTGGTAGAAAAATGTCTCCGGATTCCAATTTTAAAGATGACCCCGAATTATTGAATAACATTATGAAAACTATTAAACAAGACATACTGAGAACTTATCCGACTCACTTAACGGATGATAACACGGAAATAGAATTATTAAATTAAAAAAGAGGGACATTTAGTTCCTTTTTTTTGTTTATATCAAAAATAGTATTATCTTTGTACTCACAAAACAGATATACTATGACAACTACCACCACATCAACGACATCAAAAGTTAGAAATTACCAAGGTTCTAACAAATTTTTATTAAGTATTAAATCATCTTTGGAAAAATGGGGAAACTTAACACCTAAACAAGTGGAATTCGCTGAGAAAGCACTTAAAAGTGTTCAAACCGTTAATGTTGAAACAATGTCTGAAAACTTACAAAAGATTGCTAAGTATGATGGACCAAATAGTTTCGTCAATGAAATAAAAGGTAAGTTACTTAAATACGGAACATTGTCTGACAAACAAGTAAACGCTACGTTAACTCAAATCCAAAAGGATATTGATAAAGAGGATACTCGCAATTTCAAAATTCCTACTCCGGGTGATACGGTAACTGTTGGACGTAAAATTGGTCAACAAATGAAAGAGACTTACGGATTAGAATTTAATCCAATGGTTATTGACATTACTAAGTTGTTGGCAGTTTCTCCAAAGGCGTTCAAGTTCTCAGGAAAAATGACAACAGGAAGAAGTAAAGTTTGTAGATGTTGTGCTAAAACATTGACTGATGAGTTTTCAATGTTAACAGGTGTTGGAAAGACTTGTGCTAAACATATGAGAATCCCTTACATCACTGACATAAATCAAGCCGACAGATTCCGTGAGGATTACTTGAGAAGAGTTGAAGAGATTGGTGAAATGGAATTTTGGGTTCCTAAATCTCAAGTTAAAAAGTGGGATGGTGAATGGGTTTTGAAATACATAATGTAATATGAACCCATATCCTAAACGATTACAACTACTTTTAAAAGAAGTTTATAAAGAGTTTCCTGAATTAAGGAGACACCCGGACTATCGTATGTATTATTTGTATTGGTCATATCCTAATGAAAGGGAATATTTTATTGTTTTAACAAATTCAATACCTGATGATTATGGAAGTGACAATATGGTATCAATAATTAATAGTCTTGCTAAGACATTTGGATTTGTGGAGGGGGTTTTAATGAAACCGGATGATTTTGATAAATATATTAAAACCCCCATTGAAGATTCCATTAAAGAATTAAGGGGTAGTGAGTTTAAAACTTGTGGATACGAGGTTTGGTGATTTGACTTCCGGTAAAAAATGATTATACTATACAAACAAAGAACAAAACAATTTTATTATGAATATAAAGAAAGCTTTAAAAGAGAAAAACCGATTGGTTAAAGAGATTCAAGATTTGCACGTTAGAGTGGCGACATACAACTCAGTTGAGGTTGGTAATGTTAGACCATATTCGGCTAAAGAATGTATGGAGCAAATCAACCAAAAAAGTAATGAGTTGGTGGAACTTAAAACAAACATCCACAGAGCAAATGGTCCGGTATATAATCACATTTTTAGATTATCGGAATTGAAATCTATGATTACAAGAATCAAAAACTTGGATTGTAACGAAGGAAGTGTTCAAGATTACTACTCAAGAAATCGTGAGACACCATTAGTAAAAGTGACGGAAATCTCAATTGTTGAGAGAGACGAGATGGTTAAACATATGGAAAACCAAATTGAAGAAATTCAGGATATTTTGGACAACCATAACCAAATCACCAATATATAGTTCAGTGTCCGGGAGGGATTTAATGTAATGTAATATTGACTATCAATATTCAACATACAAACTATTAACAGAGTCCTCGACGTTTTGATGATGATTAAGTACTCAAACCTCAACACTCAGCAGTTCAAAATTAATTTGTCAAAACTTAAAACTCTTTTTAACTTACTTATTGAACTTCCAACCTGACTATAAAAAAACCCCTTGATAAATCAGGGGGTTTTGTATTTTAGAATTTTATTTCAAAGTTTATCGGAACGTTAACATTTTCTTCGTAGTTTTGTTCTAAATTTAAATAAATTTGGGAATCTGATGGATTAAATATAAAACTACCTTGACCACCTTCGTTGTTATACCAATCTACATCAGTTTCTTCTAACCAGTGATATAACATATCTTCAATAAGTTTTGGCATATCTTCAGATGACCCGTTAATAGACATATCACCATCTAAAGACCCCTCATCACCTCCACCTTGAAATTGTACCATACCTTCACCATTTTCACCAATCAGTTCAAATATCCTTAAAACTTCGTTATATGTTTCTTCACTATAATCTTCAGAAATTTCTTCTAAAGTTTTTGAAAACTCAAATCCGTTACTTTCAAATTCCCATTGAGTTGCGGACGCTGTTAATGTTCTTTCAATACAATCAATTTCAAGGGTTAATTGTCCTCTAAGGTCACAATCTGTGGTAGTGTTTTCAAATAGTTCATTAGATTCAATTATTTCAGTAAGAACTTCATCAATTTTTGCGTAAGTTTCTATAGATATGTTTGTTTGTGGTGAGTGAAACTGTTCATCTTCCCAATCTAAACCACACGATTCTATATAGTATTCTTTATAAGCGGTTTCAGCTCCATATGATTGTAGATAAAACGAGAAATGTTTTAATGATTTTAATTGTTCGTCAGTTACTTGTGGTTGCATAAATCTTTTTATTATAAATATATTAATCTACATTAATGTCTAGTGTTCTTATCATCCACATAGGTTTTTCTTTGGATTCTATTGCTTGTAACCATTCACGAGGTGTTGGAACGTAATTGAAACAATCTTCTTTTATATGGTCGGTTAATATATATCGTGTATAAACAACTTTCCCATCTGAGTTGGTAAAGTGACTACCAAACCTTTGTTCTGCTTCGTGAATACCCATACTATGATGTCTGAACATTCTGTGTATTGAGTGTGGCACCCAAAGTTTGCTTTCGTCTAGCCATTCGTGAAGGAATAGATAGTCGGTGTATAGTCCGCCATATTTTTTTGCGGATGATTTTGCGTGGATTACTGAATGTGCCATAAATTTGATATTTTATTTGGTTATTAACTATTTATAATTATAATTAAAATTACCACATAGAAAAGAATGAAATTAATAATAACGGAATCCAAACATAAGAGCGTCGTATTCAAATACTTTGATAAGTTTGGGGGTGAGGTAGATAATCAATTCATCAATATGTTTAAGTTGGATGATAGAACTGGTATGGTTAGTTATGATGATGCTTACAAATACTTAATTGAGTGGAGAGGTGAGGAAGAATCAAAAGAACTTGCCAAAACTTTATTACTTCAGAATCCCCATCATATAGATGAGTATGGTGGATACGATTTCTTCTTTGAGGTGGATGACATTGACTATTGGGAATTGGATGAAAAACAACCAAATGTTGTTGTTAGTGTAAAAGTTAATGATTTGTCGGGAACAGTTACCGTTTCAAATGGTGAGAATAGAACATTAGAAGATGCGTTAAATGATGATGATTATGGGTGGGAAGTTAGTGACGAGGTTCAGTGGGGTATAAATGATTATTTCAAGGAGAACATAACATCAAAAACAGGAATTAAAGTAATATTTGATTCAGAATATATTAGTCAACAATAATATGAAGCCACATTTACAAGAATATATAGACGAATTTAATTCCGGAGAATTTGAAGATTTACTTGGATTCTTTGGTAGTATGGAACAAATACTTAAGTTCTTCCATAAACAAAATCTATTACAATATATTGACCCTTTTGACGATAATTTAAGTGATTATCAACTAGAGATACTGAATTACTTATTAAACGTCTTAAACGATAAAGAAACATTAAAATATTGTATAGCTCAATTAGATGATATAGAATTTAAAGATGATGGATGTTATTTAAGAATTACAGATAAAGAAGACTTAGCTGAGTTGTTTGATAATAATGGAAGAAATTTAACTGCAAGAGATTATGTTAAAGCCATATTTGGTGAAGATAATTGGGAACATTACAGCAATACTACCGATGATGTATATAGAGATGTTATTGAAGAGTTGAACCCCGAGAACATAGAACGATTAAAACAACATATGTTAGATGTGTTAACTAATTGGAAAATTGAGGTTGATGATAGTTCACCTGATTTATTTAACAATTATTCTGAAGAAGGTATTTTTTATTTAACACCGGAGAATGTTGGTGATGTTATTGGTGATGAAGAATCATTTATGTATTTACTTGATAATGATTATTTACCTGATGTAACCGGTGACTTATATAGTATTCATTCCAATGCTTATAACAATGCGTATGAAACAGAAATATATAATGACGCTATGAGTGAATTAGAAACATTCTTTGATGTGAAATCGGGTAAATGGGAATCAAGACCAACAAGTCATAATCCTGACAAACTTATTGAAACCTATATAATAAAATTTAATCCAAACGAGGTTGTTAATTCTATTAAGAAATTTGTTGCGGATACTAGTAATTGGGGGTATTATGCGAATAACCTTGATTATGTTACTAGTTGGTTAAATATGATGAATACTTTTATGGACAATGGTGATGAACCTTGGCTTGACTTTAGAATGCCGGATTACCCGGATAGTGGTTTAGTTGATAAATACATAAATGAAATATTTCCTGACTACATATAATGGAAGATAGAAAAATAGAATCAATTAAAAAAAACATCGTTAAATTGTTTGATGAGGTTATGGTTATAGAAGGTCAATATGGTATGCCTTATTCTAGTGGTGAGGATTATGCGGATTGGTCTGTTACTTATAAGATTGATAAAATTAGTCTTTGGAACGTCACACGATATAAACGTTGTCAATATGGTGGGACCATATATCTTAATCCAATTGAAATTAAGGTTGGGTTTGAAGGTGATTGGGAATATATGAAATACATCACAGATTTACCAAGTTGGATTGAAGATGAAATTAAAGATTCAATTCTTGATGAGGTTGAAACTTGGTTTCCCAATGTTTGTGCGGATGTTGATTTTTCTTATTAAGTCAAACCATTTCCAAATCTATCGAAATATCCAATAACAGCGTTTGAATACATATATGTGCTATCATACATATTTTTATTATTAATTATTTCTGTTATAATGTGCCAAACCAAGTCTAATTCTTGTTCTTGAGCACTCTCGTTATAGACAAAGCTTTCAATAAATTCCCCAAGTGCGTCATCATCAATTTCTCCACCGTTAATCATTGGGTTAGTTAATTCCAACGATAAATAAAAATTAAACATTTCATGGTCTTCGTAACCAATATCCCAATTCAATACGTAACATTCCGAATTAAGTTTTTCTTCATCATGTAACTCAATAGATGTAAAATTACTACACTTGTCATTAATTTTCTGTCTTAATTCTTGGTTAATATAAAAGTATCTTATGTTACCTACTCTACAATATTTTTCATAAATGTCTTTTCCCCACTCTGGTAAATCTTTGGTTCCGGTCATTACCATAAAGTCGTATAGTGATTCCTCAAGGTGTCCATCAACAACAAAATTACTGTAAGATATATCGTTAGGGTTTTCTATATCCCATTCAATAGAGTCCTCGTTAAGTTGAGGATATAATAATAATCCATTGATATTAAGGGGCGTATCTATGGTTTTAAGAAATAGTCGTAATAATTTATCTTTGTTCATAACAATAAATATATATATTTATATAAATAATGAATATAGTTTATGGGAAAATTTGAAAGTTGGTTGCAAAATTTAATTGAAAAAGAAGGATTTGACGAGGCTAAGTCAATGTTGGGTTTAACCACAATAGAATTAATTCAGAAAAGTGATTGTCAAATAGATTTTGAGATGGCAAATTATATTCTTGATTATTTATTTAGGGAAAAACTATTTCCTTGGAAATATAAAAAATGTCAATTAAGTTATGATGGGTTTAGTGGTGTAGTTAATTGGGACTGTGATTGGAGTGGTGATTTTTATAATGATTATAATGATGAAACAACATCTAGTATGGCGACACCATTTTGGGATGGTTATGGTAATATTCCCGTTGACACTGAATTATATAAGGCGGTGGATTCAAATAATAATGGGATTTTATTAGGACCTGATGATTTGGATAATAGTCAATCTTACACTTCTATTGAGTGGAATAAAAAATTTGATAATCTTGCCTCATACAGTATGTGGATAAGAAGATTTTACTTACCTAACGTTTATGAAGCAATCTCACAACATTTGGATAATTATCGTAATTACGAAGATTAAATTAAAATTCTCTCGTCTGTTTTCTTTAGATATAAATCTTTTGTGTCTTTAGTTACATATAATAATACGTCACCATTGTCATATTCTGTGTAATCATCAACAATTTCCTCAGACATACCCAACAATATTGTTTGGGAATTAAACCCAAAATTTTTAGCATCTTCTCCATCTAATTGTTCGTCAGGTTTTGCTTTGAAGAAATAATCTTTCCAACGACCACTCCAAGATATATAATCTAAATATTGAATCTCAACTTGTTCATCACTATATATATTTCCTGTTGCGTCACAATTTGAACAATTTACGTCTCCATCGCCACCACAATAATTGCAAGATTCTTCTCCACTACCATTACATCTTCCACAAGTCATTCTTCCGGAACCTTCACACATATCACATTCTTCACCGGCATCTTCATCCATACCTGAACCACCACAATAGTCACAATCTTCTTCACCATTACCATCGCAACGATTACATTCTGTTTCACCTGTTCCATCACAATAATCACAAGGTTCGCGTCCGTTATGACAATCAGGACAATCAACTTCAGGTTCGGTATTGTAGATTTCAATTAACTCAACGGAATACATATTGGTTTCAATTCTGTCATAAGCTTCATCAATGTCTTGTTCCTTATTATTAATAGGAATTAAGAAACTATAAAAAATAACATCTTCAGGTGACATTCTATCTAATAATGGTTTGAAGTGTTTATCATTCCATAAAGATTGGTATACGGAGTTAGGTGATGAGTAGTCATCAAAGTAGTTTGCCGTTTTCTTAACTAATGAAAGTAATTTGTGTTTTTCCATAATATTTTAGATTACAAATATATTTATAAATATGAGAATTATAATTAAAGAAAACCAATATTTTAAAATATTAGAGAATACTGATATAGAACCGTCAAAAACAACTATTAAAAACATTTGTGATAGTGAGAAGTTCTGTAAAGCCCAAGGTAAGATTACCTTTGGTCAGTTACGAGCAATTGTTGAGAGTGCTACAAAACAAAGAATATTTAAACACGTTGGTGAAGGTGGTGTTAAAGCGACAATTAGATTATTGCCTTGGTTCTTACCACAACTTATGATTCCTGGTATTGTTGGTGGAGTTATTAGAGCCGTTAACAAAATATTAAAACCAAGTTTAACTGAAACTGAAAATTATAAAACTTTTTGGGGTAAAGTAATTCTTAAATCATTTCAGGTTGCTGAGGGTGATTTACATTTAAGTGACCCCTTCTCTAAGATATTCTTCATATCCGATGGTTTAATGACTATGATGGATGATAAATATAAAATTAGGTTTGCTAGACATATTGCAGAAATTGCTTCAAACAAACCGGATGACGAAGAAGTTCCTGAGTATTTTGTTGAGAATGAGTTAAGACATTGGGTTAACGATAAGTTTTTATTGGACCCACCATTATCATCAAGGTTAAACGAACAAGAGGAAATTGTGGATACAACACCCAACTTTAATAAATTAGTTTATCTACCTGAAGAGAAAGCTATGATTGGTGCCTATATGATTACCGGGGATAGTGGGAAGATGATTGATGTATTAAACATTCACGAACAATTGGATAATGCTGGTTTGTTTATGGATGGTGCGGAATCATACAACATTCATATATTCTTTAGTAAGTTACCAAAATCTCAAATAGAAATGTTAGGTCCGGTTGAAGGTAAAGAAGGTTTTGAATTTATTAAAATACCTTATTGGTTGTATAAGAAAATGTCTACAGAATTATCTATCAGACGATACACAAAATTAAAAAGATTATCGATTGCTCGAAGTCAGGTAAATGATTACTTTCTTAAATTAATTAACAATCCGGATGTTGAGAGGTATTTTAATATAGTTGATACGGATGATATTAGTCAACAAAGATTTAAATCATATCAAAGACATTACAAACCTTAAACAATTCTAAAGGTAGTGTCATCAATAGAATCGTCAGTAGTCTCAGAATTATAAATGTCGGTGTCAATCAAATCTCCATCCCAAACTGAGTAGTCACCCTCTTGATTCATTCCACGAGCGTAGTTAAATATATCACCTTTTTCTGAGCTATAAGTTTCAATTTGATGTCTATATGTTTGTTTAACCCACTGAGTTTCCCACAAATACCAATCAAATTCTACTTTTTTAAATGTTGGTTTATTAAGGTTGTTGGTTAATCTATCTTCTTCAAACAAATCTTCATTCAATTTCCAAACATTATAAATGTAATCACAATCAAGTGAGCTATCGTTACCTCTAATTCCAAGAGTCGATTCAATAGTTTCAACACCTTCTTGTAATTCATAATCTTGGGATGATTCCAACGTTTCAAAATCAACCTCTTCCATCACCATTTTAATGAACTTAAATAGGGTTTTGTCGGGTATTGTGTCAAAGATACTTGCGCTCATAAAAGTTTTTTATAATAAATATGACGGATTAAAAAAAAATGTCTATATTTGCCTCATATGGCACGACAAGCATTATATGATGATTTAGATTTAGTTTCCCGAGGTTATAGAATTAACCCCGATTGGAACAGGAATTTCCGTGAGGACCAAGATAAGGTAACCAAAGTAGTTAATGGAATTTTGGATATGAATTTAGGACCTTACATTAACCAAGAAAGAACAATGTTGTCAGAGTTTTATTTCACAAAGTATTGGGGTGTTGGGAACTATTGTTTTGTTTATAAAATGAAAGAAGAATATAATCAAACTGAAGTTCTTATTGGGGCTATTATGGAATCAACGGATGAAGTATTAAGATGGTATGACTTGACTACTATGATTAATTTCAATATTATTATCATCACACCACATAGAACAATTAGAAAAACTTATTTGGATTTGTTATATGAATATGTTACTATGGCGGCTAACGGTAGATTTTTCTCAGCTCAAGATGTGATTCTTAATCACCCAAGAATTCAACAAATGAAAGAATGGGTTACAAGATATAGAGAATATGATAGAGTAACAAGAAAAACTGTTTTGAGTGACCACCCATATTCTAGAATGGAAAAAAATGGAGAACACGGTGAAATTCTACAATTAAGGTATGATGTTGATTCTAGAAAGAGAGAAACGATGAATCAATATATTGGTGGTGGACAACAAATGAGTTATTCTATAGAACAAAGACAAAGAGTTGAAAAAGAAAGTTTAATAACAAGAATAAAAAATAAAATAAAATGGTAAATATGCAAACATTAGTGTTTAATAGTACAGAGAAAACAGCTGTACTTAAAGAAGGGTTTAGAGGAATGGAATTACTAAACTTTAAAGATGTTCCAACAGTAAAAGTTGAGAACGGGTATTACGAGGTAATGCAAATACAAGGAGAACAAAAAGTTCCGGTGTTAAGAGTACCAATGGCGAATACGAATATGTTAATTCAAAAATAATATGAACTACGTAGATTGGTGTATTGAACAACACCGTAAAACAAATCATTTCTACGACAGATATTTGCCGTATGAATTTCACCTACGAATGGTGAACAATGTGTATGAGGATTTTCAACACCTATTAGATGAGGAGTTAAATGATTATTGTGGTAAAGCTGTTTGGGCTCACGATACAATAGAAGACACACGAGTATCTTATAATGATGTAAAAAATCAATTAGGAGATGAAGTTGCTGATATCGTTTACGCAGTTACCAACGACAAAGGTAAGAATCGTAAAGAGAGAGCGGGAGACAGATACTATGAGGGTATTAGAAATACTCCGGGAGCTGTGTTTGTGAAACTATGTGATAGAATTGCGAACGTTCAGTATGGTAAGATGACTAAATCTCGTATGTTTGAGATGTATAAAAAAGAAAACCCCGAGTTCATCCGTCAGTTGGGGTATGATATGAACGAGTACAATGTATATGGGGATGTGTTCCATTATTTGAATAATTTATTTAGAGATTAAAAATATGGAAGATTTATTAAAGTTTGTATTTAGATTTGTGTTATGGATGGCTTGGTTTACGACCACAATTATTGGTCTTAATCTTCTTAATCAAAAAGTTGATTGGCAAAACTATTTGGGTGTTTTTATCCTTTGTCTATCTCTATTGTGTGTTGTTTATTATGTTAAAAATAATTTCCACACACTATTAAATGTTGTAAAAGATAATTTATCAAAAATGGTGGTGTATTTAAAAAAAATGTTTAAAAAATAAAAGATATGAAAAGTTTATTAAAGTTTTTAGGAGTATTAGTTGTGTTGTTTGTTTGGGTTGAATTGATTAACTTATCGTTCTATCTTATGGATTTATCTGACACCTATATTTTCTATGGTGGGGTTTTATTGTTGGCGTTGATAACAGTTGGACCAATCCTTTATTTTGGGGATAACATTGTAATGTTCTTGAAGAATATGAAAGGTGTTTTTAGTAGTGAGGAAAAAAAAGAATAAAAAAAATTGTATGTTAAACAAAATTGAGTATCTTTGTACTCTAATTAAAAAATAATAATTTAAAAAAGTAAAAAAATGAAAAGAATTTTAGCGATTGTGGGTGTAGTGGTATTGTTTTTAGCAGTATTTAATTCGTGTGAAGTAATTGATGCAGGACACGTAGGGGTTAAAGTTGATATGTATGGTTCCGGTAAAGGTGTCAATAACGTAACAGCGTGTACAGGATGGGTATTTTATAATCCTGTTACAACAAAGGTTTATGAGTTTCCAACTTTTATCCAACACAAAGAGTATAAGAATACTGAGGATGGGGACAACTCTTTCACGGTTAATACAAAAGATGGTTCCGAGTTCAGAGTATCTCCTATCTTAAACTACTCTGTAAGTGCCGATAAAGCTCCTTCAATCTTTGCGAAGTATAGAAGAACGTTACCGGAGTTAGAGGAAGGTTTCTTAAAGACGGCTATTTACGACGCATTCCGATTGGCGACCAATAAGTATACCGCAGAACAATTAATCTCTAATAGAGCACTGTTTGAAGTTGAAGTAAGAAAGTTGTTAGAATCACAGGTTGTTAAAGAAGGATTTATTGTGAATCAATTTACGTCTAATTTAGAATACCCAACATCGTTCAAGAATGCAATTAACGCTAAGAACAACGCGGTACAGGCGGCATTAACCGCGGAGAATCAAGTACAGACTGCGACAGCTCAAGCTAAGATTAAAGTGGCGAAAGCACAAGGGGACGCTGAGGCTTTGTTAACAAACGCAAGAGCTGAGGCAGAATCAAACAAGTTGAGACAATCTACTTTAACACCAATGTTGTTACAACAACAATGGATTGAGAAATGGGATGGAGCACTTCCAAGTACTCAATTGGCTTCCGGAGCAAACACAATGTACGGATTAAAATAATATTAATAATGGAAAAGGGGTGAGATAATTACTCCTTTTCCTATAATAAAATAAAAAAAAATTATGTTAGGATTAGTATTGGTAGGATTATTGATTATAGATTTAATTCTCTTCGTGTCGTTTGAGTTAGTCAACATTAACGTATGTGGGTACCCACCAAAAGATGAGGATGTTTTAGAGTTCCTTGAGAAAGTTAAAAAAAGTAACCCATCACTTTTAGATGGTGCTAAACCGGATAGTATGTTACGTTCAAATGGTAACCCGTTTATCTCAAATAGTTTAAAAACTGTTTTAATGGGTTGTTATATTAATGATGTCGGTACAATACCAAGATGGTATAAGTCGTATGGTGAGATTCAAAAATTATATGTTGAGTTGGGTGCGAATAGTAGTAAAACAAAAAAAGAAAAATTAGGATTATGATAACACTTTTAGTAATATTAGTAATTATTGTGTCAATAGTTTTAGTGGCGGTGGAAATAGTTAATTTATTTGAATTTGGTATACCCCCAAACGATTCTGACATTTTAGAGATGGTGGAAAAGTATGAGGTTGAGTACGAGGTAGATAAAAAATGGAACGATAAGTTTAAACTTAAAGCTTCTTATAGGTCAAACACTCCTAATATAAATCAAACACAGTATAGTATTATATTTCCATACTACATAAGTGATGTAGGTTTAGTACCAATTTGGTATAAATCCACAAAAATAATTGAACAATTATTTAAAGACAAAATTGCAAAGTCTAAGTATAAAATAACAACAAGAGAAAAATTAGGATTATGAGATTAAATAAAAATTCAGTTAGTTCAAGACTATACAAATGGTTTTATGGTGTTAGTGAATACCAAGGGTTACCAAACAACTTATGTCCATACTTTTGGAAAGTAGTGTTGATGTATTTAACAATCATTCCATACACATTAATATCAATCCCGGTGGTTGTTTATGATTTGTTTGATAAAAATTATAGCAATGGGGATAGAAAGACCGGTGAAAGATTAGGTATTAGTGTTGGTGTTTACATTGCATTATTTATTCTTGCGACTTTAATCTCGGCAATACTTGCCTTATTCATTAAAGTTGAGAAAAACACTTTGTTTGAATTTTTGGTAGTTGGTGGTTGTTTATTTTGGACAGGTCTTATTGTTATCGGAGTGATTGAAGGTGTTAAACATTTGAGAGAATATTCTACAACTGATAAGTCCTATTATTCTGAAACAGAAAAGAAATGGATTTATGAAAAAACCAAAGTTAATCTAACTACAGAATTTATTAAGGCGAAGTATAATAAATATTGTCCTAAGATTGATTGGGTTAGTAATGAATCAAAAGATTAATTACTTTAAAAAAATGTTGGAACACCAACACCCTAACCTCTATCATAGAGTTGGTATTAGTGCTGAGTTAGTCTCTAACTATTATCAATGTCGAGGGGTGGATGGTAGAATGAGAGCGGAACTTAATTATATCCCACAAAAATGTGAAATTGTAATTTCATTTCCCAATGTTGATTCATTATATTACGATATGTGTTTTTATGTGGATTATCTATGGGGTGGAAACGTTGATGTAATAGCTTCATTTGATTTTAACGGAACTAATCATTTTAAATTTACAGTATAAAAAACCCTCATTATGGAGGGTTTTTTTATATCTTATATTTTGTAAAGTCAGTTGAAGTTGGTTTTTCATTTTTGAAGTAATATACTTCTATCTTCCCATCATAGTTAATTGTTTTTCTATATGCTGTTGGAACGGTTGCTCCGGACGGTAACTTAATTGATTTTGGACCGAAGATACATCTGATTTCAACTACAACTACTTTATGTGTTTTTGATAGTTCTCGTTCTCTTACTTCAAGTAATCTCCACGTTGTTCTGTTAAGGTTCTCTTGTTGTAGAGAACAATTCAGGTAAGTGAATGTTTTGAATAGAGTTTCTTTATCACAATTAAAGTCGGCCGCGGGAGCTAAATGACCTTTATCGTAAGGGTTTTTTTCGTAATCTTTAGCGTCAGATGTTTTAATTGAATCACAAACATAAAAGTCCATCCCGGTTCTTGACGCAGTTCCATTTGGACATTGAACGGTGTAACGAATAAATTTAGGTTGTTCCAACTTCTCTGAATATACAATCTCAAACATTGGTGTTTTAACCACAATACTATCTCTTAATACTTTTTGTGAAAATGATGTGAATGTGATTAGGGTAATTAATACTAATAAAATGTTTTTCATAATAATGTTTTACTATAAATATCGTAACCATTATTTGTTTTTGTTATATTTATAGAGGTATGAAATTATTAGAAAGTATAAAACAAATTATTACTGAGGCTTCAAAGAAAAAAATCTTAATGGATAAGATTGGTTTTAATGAGGATAATGCTGACCTATTAGATAAATTGTGTGGTCCGTTATCGGTTTGGATGGCAAAAAAAATGATGGAGTTCCAACAATATAGTAGTGGAAGGTTGGGTAATCAAGTAAAAACGGGTTCTGAATTAATAGACCAAATGAATAACAATGGTGTTTTAAGAATGAAACAGAGTGGTATCCAATCTATTATGGATTGGGTTCGGGTTGGTTTAAACGGTAATTTGGGCGAATATAAAGATTTACCTTTTGTTGACTTGGTTTTACAGTCAAAAGAATGGCACGATAATTTGGAAATTGGACAGGGTGATATTAATTATAAAGAACAAAACCCAACTATATTAGATTTCACTGATGAAAATGGAAATGGGTTTTATTGGGCTGATTTGAATACAAAAAACTCATCAGAAGAATGTAATAGAATGGGACATTGTGGAAGAAGTTCTTATGGATATCTTTATTCATTAAGACAAGTAATTCCGATTAACAACAAATATAAATTAAACAAATCAGTTCTAACTGCGGCAATTGGTGAGGATGGTATTATGTATCAGTTGAAGGGTGTTAAGAACTCAAAACCAAAAGATGAATACCATCAATACATTCAACCGTTATTCTATGTGTTAGGTGGTGAAGGTGAAGAAGATGATTATCTAATTCAAGGTTTTGGAACGGAATACGCATCTGAACAGGATTTTAAATTGTCTGACTTACCGGAACAAACAATCAAAGAATTGTATCAAAATAGACCGGAGTTGTTCTCGTCAAGACCTATGCAACGATTGTTAGATAAGATGGGTATTATTGAAATGGAACCATTACCAACAGGATTCTCATTAGAAATTAAACCTGAGGATTTTGATGATTATATTGATGGTGGAACTTATAATACATATACCAATAGAACAACCGGAAAACAAACAAGAACAAGTATTTTTGTTGAAATAATGGCTGGTGACGCTTGGGATTTGTGGAATCAAGACGGTTACGAAGATTTTGGTAGTTACTTCCAATATACAGTAGACAAACCAACCGAAGAAAGATTGTGGGATATTGTTAGAAAAATGACAGAAAGAGATGGTGTTGAATTAGATGAGGATTTAGATTTAGAAGATTCTATTAAACAAGTGGATGATGATTGGGAAATAAGAAATGCTATTGGTGGTGCAATAAATGACGCTGACGCAAATGATTATGTTGATTACTTACAAAAACAAATTGAATCGGCGTTAGAATTCTATGGTAATGTATATGAATTTAATGATACCGGAGCCAAAATCCAAGTTGATTTAGCTAATTTGGTTGATATTGATGAGGGTTGGGTTGATGAAATATTTGAAAATCATATGAATAGGGATGGTAAGTATGATTTAGAAGGAATATTTAATGAATTATTATCTGAAAGTCATATTGATAAACCTGACTTTGACCCCGATGACAGATGGTATCCATCACCTGATGATAGTGTCGTAAATGAAAATGTTAATTATAGATTAGATGATATAAGTATATGAGTTTAAGTAAGGATTTAACAATTGTAATCCCCTGCAAAAATGAGGGATTAATCATAAAGAAAACTTTAGGATTGTTAAACTTGCAAAATAATATTAAAGGTGTAAATGTAATGGTTGCCGATTCTTCAACGGACGATGGATTCACACAGAAATGTATTCTTGGTTCATACCATACCAACATCAATGTAAAAATAGTTAAAGGGGGATTTCCGGCTGAAGCCAGAAACAATGGTGTCAAAAAGATAAAAACTCCTTATGTTTTATTTTTGGATGCCGACATATTCATCAACCAATATTGTTTATTAAATTGTATGGTTGAAGTTATGAAAGAAAATGATTATCATTTGTCAACAACTAAAATGAGAACTGACGATGGTGATTACAATTATGTGTACAAATCATTTGATGTTATCCAATACTTAACCAAATTCTCCACACCCTTTGCGGTTGGAGGATTTATGTTATTTAATTTAGAGGAATTCAATTCATTGGGAGGATTTAATCCGGATGACAAGTTCGCTGAGGATTATCATTTAAGTTCAAAAATAAAACCAAATAAGTTTTATGTGGCAAACAAAATTGTTTATACCACATCAAGACGATTCAAGAACAAAGGTTTATTCTATATGGTTAAGATGATGATTAAATCTTGGTTTAATAGAAATAATGATGAGTTCTTCACAAAGGAACATAATTACTGGACATAATGAAATACAAAACAATAATTCTATCAGACATTCACTTGGGTTCCAAATCAAGTAGAGCCAACGATGTTATAGAATTTCTTGAAAACAACACCACAGAGACATTAATATTAAATGGGGATATCGTTGATGGTTGGGCACTCAAAAGAGGTGGTAAATGGACCGAAAGTCATACCAAAGTATTGAGAAAGATAATGAAGATGAGTGAGAAAGGTGTGAATGTTATTTGGCTTAGAGGAAATCACGATGAGTTCCTAAAAGATTTCATTCCATTTCATTTATCCAATCTAACAATCACGGAGGATTATACCTTCACATCCATAGATGGTCGTAAGATGTATGTGTTTCACGGAGATGTATTGGATGTATTCATTACCAAAGCAAAATTTTTAGCTCACATCGGTTCAATAGGTTATGATATAGCATTATGGATGAATAGAGTTTACAACAAATATCGTGAGATGAGAGGGTTACCTTATTATTCCATCTCCAAAGATATTAAAAGTGGGGTTAAGAAAGCCGTTAATTTCATAAATGATTTTGAACATAACGCAATACTATTGGCTTACAAAAAAGGATGTGATGTTGCCGTATGTGGACACATTCATCAACCGGAGTTAAAAGACAATTATATGAATAGCGGGGATTGGTGTGAAAACTGTACCTCATTAGTGGAAACAAAAAAAGGAACGTGGAAAATAATAGAGTTTCACAAAAAATAAAATGGAATATAAGATAAATACCGAAAATAAAACTATCACAATAACTGATAGTGCTGGAAGAGTTGATGAGATTAAATCATTGATGACTTTATTCCCTGACTATACCCTAATTACAGGTATATTCAAGAAGGAATGTGTCTGTAATCCATCCAAAGGTGGTGACGGAATTTGTAAATGTTAAAAAAAATAACCCTAAGAGTTGAATTCTTGGGGTTTTTTATTTATATTTGTGCTATGGATAATTTAAAAAACTTTATAGTAAATAATAAATACGACTTTTTATCTTTAGGTTGTATAATTTTAATGTTCTCTGTTAGTGCGGTATTTGCCATACCATCACTTGTTTTTCTTGTAATCGGAGTAAGTGAATCAAAAAATTAATGGGTAAGTTATTACCTGTACCATATCCCGGTCAATCTATGGATGAATACCGGGAACAATTAGTTAACTTCCAAAAGAATTATTGGAGTTTCTTAAAACCATCCAAAGGTGGAAGTAAGTTCATCCCTTTACCACCATTAACATTAATCAAAAAAACAAAAGAAATGAGTTCAAAAAAATTAAGCGAACACGTCGAACAAGAATTATTCGACAAAGAAAAAAGAGTTATACCAAGTGTTTCACCTGAATACAGAGTGAAATTAAACGAAGGAGTTGACCCTAAAAAAGTTATTAAAACAACACCTGTAATCCGTAAAGAATCTGTATTGGGGTCAGTTGAGGATAAACCGGTTAAAAAGAAAAAACCATACTACAGAAAAAAATACAACAAACCAAAACCTGTTGAGGTTGTGATTCCGGAATCAACTAACCCAAACACTTTTGTTAGAGGATTTGTAATTGGGGTTATTGTTGGTATTATATTAACATCAATTATTGAAACAATTATAAATTAAAAAACTATTATTTGTATGTGGTTCTATATTTTAATTGTAATATTTGTTGGTTTAGGTGTTGGGTCTTGGTTGTATATAATGTTTGAGTTATTTAGAAATATTGTTAGACGATTAAAAGAAAAAAAAGATGTTTAAAGAGGGTGATAAGTATATCCACTTTACCAAGTATGGTGGGATAAATAAAGGTGTTGTTAGTGAATTTTTTAATACACATTGTATTGATACTAAAAACTGTGTTGCGTATGAAGTTCCCCACGTTAGAAATGAGAATGGAATTGTATTAAATCTTAGAGAAGATGGACTTATTTATAAGATAACGCACGAATATTCGGAAGAAGAGTGTGAAAATATAAGAAAAGTTGGGAAATATTATCAAAATAGGAAACAAAACAAAATAGATGAATATTTATCCGATGAAGATGTATTAATCTTCCCTAATCTATAAGTAATTCCAACAAAAATGAAATTCATTGCACCTGTCGCAATTCTAGTGATTTTAGTGTCGCTAGCTCTTTATTTAGTAAAGAAAAAACCTAAACAAATTGTTTCAGAGGAAGTGGTTATTGAACCACCGGTGAAGAAGAAAAGAGTGTATAAAAAGAAAACAAAGAAGGTATAATGGTAACACCTGACCCTTCCGCACCACTACCGTTATTAATCGGTGTGATTTGTTTGTTTGTGATAATAGTGTTGAGAGATGAGTTTAAAAAAGATAAAGATAAGAGTTAAATTATTATTTGTGTTCCTTGGATGGTGTGTATCAGATATCCGAGAGAACTACGGTGATATGAAATCTCGTTATGTTTTGGAAACCGACCCTGAATTATTTGAACTTCAAGAATTTGTTAAAGAACTAATTAAGAAAAAATGAATGATTGTGTAACTTTTTTGATGTCTGTTACGTATAATAACTGACAATAAAGTTGATGAGATAATAAATAAAAAAAACTTTAAAAAAGTTTGGTAGTATTAAAAAAAGTGTTATCTTTGTCAAACAAATAAGGAATAAAAGATTATGTCGAAAAAGAGGGGCGGAAACCCAAATACGTCGAAAGATGGTGACAAGGAATGTTAGGCAATCCTAAAACCTAACTGCTAAGAATCAAGTGTTATGATTCGGGTTAACAACCTCAACTTATGGTGAAACAAAAAAAGGTTCCTTCGGGAACCTTTTTAATTGGGCATATTTCTTGTAAACACATCACCATATCTATCAACAATAATTGTTGGGGATTCGTTAACTCTAAATTTAAGATGGTTAGGGTGTTGAATTGATGTATTTATAATTATTTTAATCCTATTATGTGTTCCATTTAACCACATATGATAATCAATACCCGCTACATTGTCGATAACATTAATTGAACATCTAACAACACATTCTTGCATTATTCTTCTTGCTGATTGTATTATTGTTGATTCTATATCCATTATAGAATCGTTAATTTCATCTGGGTCAACTCTTTGAAATGAACTACTAGAACCGACAGACTCCTGAGAATGGGGGTTTTTATACAAGTTAATTAAACTATTTTCACTTCTATGTAATCTTCTAATAAAATCTTGTTCACCTAAGATATTATTTACAACAATTTCATATATTAAAATTGGTTTTGGTTCTGTATATTCCCTTAATATCTGTCTAATTAATTCCTTCATAGTAATAAATATATATTTTTTCAATAAATGCTTGTGCAATTAAAGTAAATGTGTTACTTTTGTCCTATCAAACTGAAACAATAACCTTAACACATACAGAAACTATGAAAACAATTACCTTCACAATGCAAGAGATATGGGCGGCTTCTCGTCCATCTGTTCAAAAAAGTAAAAAAGCTTACAACAGAAAACCAAAACACAATAAAGATAAGTACTAATATCAAACCCATCTCCGGATGGGTTTTTTATTTAACGAGAGTAAAAAGTTAAAATAATTACCTTCGTTTTATTTTGGGGAGTAAAAAATTGATAAAATTACCCTCGTAATATAAACGAGAGTAATTTTTACCTTCTTGTTATATTTATAGATATGGATGTTAAAATTAGTGAGGGGAAGTTAGAGTTTTTAATGGATACTATCTTTGATGGTTTGGGTGTAGATGTCAATCGTCTATCACACAATTTCCAAGTAAGAATGAGTTATTTAGAATTTTTAGCTTCTGTAACAACAAGACGAGAAATGGTTGCTAAATATGATTTTGAGTGGAATTACATAATTGTGTTTGATGATAAGTTTTATGATTTGGTTAAACCTTGGGTTTCTCGGAAAGTTTATGATGTAATTAAAGAAGATTTAATTAAGAGAATTTTTAAGGTGTATACCAAGAAATATAAATCAATATATAAAGAGGAGCCTAAATCAATTAAATTTGTTGATAAGGATTTTAATAAAGTTTAATAAAAAAAAGAAGGAAGTAGTTGTTACTTCCTTTTTTTATGCCTACTTTTGTCGAATGGAAATGGACTTTACAAAATACTCGGTAGAAGAATTAAGAGAACTTCAAAACAAGATTGGTTATTATTTACAAACTCGTAATGATGATTTTGTTTATATCTGTGAGATTAGGTCGTATGGTAAAAATTGGGTGAATAAATACACCAATGAACTTGCTGTGAATGATTTGTGTGCTGATTACGATGGTTATGATGGTATCGTGGATGTATATACAACCAATCCGGACGCTAACATTAGTAACTATGGTGAGGTTAATTACATTAAATCTGAGGACCAATACCGTAAGTGGAAACAGAGTGAGACATTAATCTCTCAGATAAAAAGTGCGGAAGATAAGTTGGCGAAATGGAATGATAGAGATAACATCCCATTCCATTCAAGACCAACCTTTGCTCCGATGTGGACAGAACAAGATATCCTTGGGTGGAGAAATGAATTAGAAACAATTGAGTGGGATTATGAAGAGCCCGTTTCAATTAAAAAAAAGTGAAGACGATTATGATGAATAACGATTCTTATACAGGAAATGAAATGGGTGATAAACCGAAAGAGTTGACTATGAAAGAGATTAACGAGAAATATGTTAATCGTATTATTGAGTCATTAGAGAATGACAAAGAACTTTGGGTGAGAGAAGTCATGTGTGGAATGGGAGGATGTTTTGTGGATTATTATAGTCCAAAATATTCAACTAAAGATGGAGGAACTTTACAATTCTCGGACAAGGAATATGCCAAAGCTCATATTGATGGGAGACCTGCTTGGGAAATTCCATTTTGGATGTATCATAACCCATTTAGTGACAAGTCAAGAAGATTAAGAAGAGCGATGGATGTAATGAGAGTATATCTTATTAACAAGAAAGACAACGAGTATAAAGATAAATTAAGTAAATCAATTGAATAATATGTGGGTAGAAACTAAAATAGTGATGGATGGTGGTTACCAAGAGGCAATCATCTCACAAAATGAAACACAAAACGCAATTGTCTTAAATATTGTTGAGGTTGAAGAACCGGGTTCGGCAAGATTGTATATGTCTTATGATGAGGCGTTAAGATTGGCAAATGAGTTAATAGATTTTGTAAGTAAAAACAGAGGGAAATAATGGAAGGATACATTTATTTAGGGGAATATTACGATGTGATTGGTAGACCTGTTGCTTTACCGGATAAAAAAATAGGGTTTTCTAAAGTTCCGGTTTCAAGAGAATATCAACTCAATAGAACTAAGTCTCCGATTGGATATAGAGTTCTTGAAGTTTATAAGGTTGATAATATGAATAAGGTTGAAAAAATGTTACATTCCATATTGGATAGCCGTAGGTTAGTTGGGGAGTGGTTTAGAGATGATGAAGATACATTAACCGGTGACTTTATTAACTTTATGATTTCTTATGGTGGTGTAGTATCAAGTATTAGTGAGATTAAAGAATCAAAAGAATTTTTAGAATCTACTCCTGATACAAGATTAATTGATTTGGCAAACAAATTATGTAACGATACAATATTAATTAGAACTTATTTAGGTAATGACTATGAAGTGACCCTTACAACGAAAGGCATGTTGGTATTCAATGGGGAGTCATTTGACACACCAAATAAGTTATACAATAATGGGGTGGTAAAGTTTGTTAAAGGTGTTAAAGGTGGTAGTGGAACAAATAACCTATCACAATTTAAATTTAAATTAACGGGTGAGCGTTTAAAAGATTAATTATGGAAAAGAAATTAGGAAAGATTGAGTCAATAAGTTTTGGTCTTGGTGGTTATCAGGGAGCAATGATTGGTCTTCACGTTACATTAGGTAATGGAAGTTGGGGTGTTGGAGATTCAAGAGCCAATTGGGATGCGGAGCAAATAAAGTGGTCCGAACATAGCAAATGGACAGAAGAAGATAGAGACGGTTGGTATGCTGAAATTATGAGATATGTTTCATCGTTACTAAAAGACGCTAAGGTTAACTCAGTTGACCAATTAAAAGGAAAACCGGTTGAGGTAACCTTTGATGGTAATATGTTAAAGAGTTGGAGAATACTAACTGAAGTATTATAGTATTATGGGGTGGAAATCAACAATTGATATTAGTCGTGAAGAAGCAATTAAATTAATTCAGTCAAAGATGTCTGATGAGGTTTTTAAGTCTATGTTAAATAGAGATATTGAGTATATGATGGAAGATATGGGGTTTGGAGACAATCCGGATTGGGAATATTTTGGTCATAACTTCTTTGTTGTGAATGAAGTAAAGGAATATGAAAATGACTAAGTTTAACTACGCAAAGATAGAGACTCCGGATGGTGAACTTGTAGGGTATATTGCTATGGAGATTGACACAGAGAATGAAGTGGCGGTGTTAGATTATGTTGCAGATAATGGATACGTTTTAATCAAATCCACAAAGGAAGAATATGATGGTGCCGATGATGAATACACCGAAATTGAGATAAGATAATAATAACCCCCACAATGATTGGGGGTTTTTAATTTATATGATATTTATTGTTATGAAGTTAATTATAACAGAGTCACAATATGAAACCATCAACGAGATGATTAAACTTAACATTAAGGTAGGTGATACCATTATGGGTGGAAAATTTAAGAACAAGAAGGTTGTTGTGAAGACAATCGACAAGAATGAAAAGGGGGATATTACAATAAACGGTAAACCATTGTTACGTTTTAGAATCATAGAATAATGAAGATATTGATTAAAGAAGATAAAAGAGATAGAATTGCCAAACGGTTATTAACTGAGGAATTCTCCGGAATGTATGAAGATGTTAATTATATGACAGATTCACGGGGGGAACACAAAACAATCGAATACCGTAATGGTGAAGGAATCATAATGATTTACGGTAATACTGATAATATTTTATATATCTGTGAAGATGTCACTCGTCCACTTAATCTACTTAGTTACACACCAAAACAACTTAAAGATGTTATTGGTGAATGGTTCTCAGAGTTTTTTGAATTACCGGTTCAATATATTCATCACGTAAATAAATCAGTGTTAAACTAATATGAAAGAGTTAATTAAAAAAATATTACGAGAGGAAGTTCAGAAGAGATTTACAAAATCTAATCAAAGTTTTGAGCGTCTTATTATTAAACAGATGGAGTCTTTAATATCCGAAACAAATAGAGTTGTTGTCCCACCTGAAGAGAATTATGGAAACTTTAATGAGGAGTGGTGTAAAGGTGATAAAATTATTATGCAGGCAAGATACTTTTTCAGTAGTGAAGATAGTGATGAAGAAAAGTTTTTTGGTGGTGATTTATATGTTAATAAAGAAGAAATTGATTTTTTATCTCAAATGTTACAGGTTAGAAAACCCTATTTACTTAATGTAATTACCGAATGGTATGATGAGAAATACGCTACCAAGTTTGGTCAAGAAACCGGACACCCGGAATTGGAGATTGATGAGACTCACGAAACGGATAGTGACCATAAATGTTATAAAATGATTAATACTTCAAACCTAAGTAGAGAATATATGATTGATTATATTGATACAAATACTTTATATAAACTTAGTGAATTGGAAAAACTACCTGATGATGAGTTAGAAAGAAAATACCGAAGTGTTTATAATATCCAATTAAATAAGTAATGAAAGTATTAATAACTGAGAGCAGATTAGAAAGTTTAATCATTGATTACTTAAATGATTCGTATTACCCTGATTATGGGTGGGCAAATCCTGATGTTTATCAAAAAGATGTTAAACAATATGGTGATGTTCTTTTCTTTGTTGATGACCGAGAATCTTATATTTATTATGGTTGTAATGCAAACGCCGGTCCGGAAGATGAGTTCTTTGCGGGTTATGGTCATCTACATAATTATAAATGTCCTTTACTGTCAATATACCCCCTTATAACTCAAAGATTGGATTCTACTTTTGGTGACATATGGAAACCAATATTCAAGAAATGGTTTGAAGATAATACAGGGTTAGAGGTTACTCAATTAACAACAAATTTCATATAATGAAAGTATTAATAAAGGAAAGTAAGTATAATAATTTAATTGAGAACTATATCCTCAATGGTTATCCTGTAGTTAAAAACGTGACATTTACAACAAAGGATGTTTACTTGGCTAGTGGTAATAAAAGTGAGAGAAGAACAATTCAAAGAAACATCATTAATGTTGGGTTTAGAGGAGGTGAGATGCAGAATAGTCCAACACGAACATTAAGAGAAATTAGAGCTGATATTAATCGTATGTTTGGTTTGGATATTGATATGTCAGGTTCACATTGGGGTATTGAGTATAAAATGTTGTAAGTATGAGAATAGTAATCACAGAAAATAAAAGAGATATGTTATTTAGAGAGGAGTTTAAAAACCTGTTTAATAAATTAACTCCAACAAGAGCCGGACATACCGAGAACATTATCTACATATACTTTGATGAGGTATATGATGATAATGCGGTTACAGGGTTGGTATATAGACCAAGTAATCGTCAATTAATTATATATCCGGATTACTTTATTAGTTTAAGAATGTTTGTTTCATCTGAAGAAGAACTAAAGGAAATGATAGGAATATGTTATGAGGAATTAACTGATAAAATAGTTAGATATTCTTGGATTTGGATAGATAATGAGTTATGAAAATATTAATCACAGAAAATAAAAGATACCAATTAGCCTACAAGATATTAGACGATATTTTGAATGGATTGACTCGTGAGGACATTGATTTAAATAAGGATTCCGTATTTAGTAACCAACAAATAATATTCAGAGATAACAGCGATGACATTTTTATGTGGTGGTCCGAAAAATACGATTTATTGGAAGTTAATAAAGTTATGTGGGAACCACTAAGATTGTTCTCATTCAGTGGAGAAGAACTTGAAAGAGTTATTCATTGGTGGGTTAAAAATAGATTAAGAATAGAACCGGAGGAGATTAATTTAATTGGTGACTATTATTAAATGTCTTTTATTCTGAACAAAAACAATAATAATGTCCGTAATAACGGACATTTACATTTATTCCTACGTAAAAGTGTTGCCAATTACATTTATTCCTACGTAAAAGTGTAATCAACAAATATATTTCATTTGTATAACTCCACACAATGTGTAGTGGAACGCAAACAGAATATTACTTCATATTCTTTAACACAGCCTCCAACATAGAGATAGATTCCTTATCTTTTTTTGATTTCACTGACTTAGAATTAAGATACTCCAACGACTCAACCATCTCCTGTTTTTTATCCATAGGTTTGAAAGGGGAGTTTGGAACATTAATAGACTGTTTAACAACTTGTGGTTGATAAACGGGAGGAGTCACGTTAGGGTATAACGTATTATATACCTTGATGGCATTATCGGACCCCTTAGTGGTTAGACGAATGATTAAGTATTTAAGTAGTTTCATATTTCAAAGATACAACATATTTTTTGTTCTCACAAGATATTTATCACTATGGACATACAGGAAAACGTATATAGAATTAAACAAATAATGACTGAAGGTAAGGACGCTTATGTCTCAAGAGCTCGTTCTGACCAAGAGTATGAGGAAGAATATCCAAAATGGAAAAAAACTATAATTAAACTTTTAGAGATGGAAATAGATTCAAAGGCAGAAATTAACAATGGTAAAATAATAGTTTTGCTTAATGGGAAAAACCTTGACAAAAATCTAATTAAATATGATAAAATAAATGAAAGATTATGGTATGATTATTCCTTACAAGAAAATTTGGAAGGTTATATACCATACGGTTATTTATCAAGACATTTTAAATACGGACTTCAGGACTTCTTCAAAAAACATTTCCCGGACTATGGTGTTAGAGAACTAACGGCTGCGAGTTTAGTAAGTTACTAATGAAATTATTCCAATAAATGTTTAACATCGTTATAACTTTTATTGTTATCCATACAAAAATCATATAGTTTTATAACACTATCAATCTCGGGGTGTTTATTTTTAATCCATTCCATCATAACAATATTAAATTTGTCAGAAGGTAAAGATAACATAGGTGCAAGTAGGTTTGAGAATCCGTAAATACCTTTGACAGTATAACCATCATTTATATATGTTACATTCTGACCGGTCCCAAATATTTTTTTCTTACGTCGTTTAATTCCGATAATTGATTGTTTCCCATAAGAAAATAAAAAATAACCATTCATACTGACAACCAATACTTCTTCCAACGAGGTTATCTCGTTAATTTTAGGATAGAATACACTAATGTATTTGTCTATTATTTTAAGTTGGTCCAACATTACACTTTGAAGATAAATTCTTTAGACATATTCTTTTTACACTCAGTTCCGATTGGGAACATACCTTGACTATTAGAAACATCTTCACAGTCAACAGCAAGCCAATCAGTAGTCATATGAACCATAAACTTTACTTGTTCCGGTTTCATAGGTTTGTTACAACAAACACATCTCTCGGTGTGTCCATCCTTTTGTAATCTTTCGTTTTTATCGAAGTTAGGGCTGATGTATAGTTCGGTAGTGTTCATAATAATATCATTTAGATTACAAAGATACAATTATATTTTTATTTGACAAAATAACTTTCAATGATTATTATTGTTGTATGAGAATTAAAGCGATATATAAGAAAAACTTAAAGATGAGTGAGGGTAAAGTGGCGGCACAGATTGCTCACGCAGTTAAGAATTTGGGAATAACACCGGTTGATAGTGATATCATAGTATTAAAGGTGTCAGATAAGAAGTTTGATGAGTTAACATCACAGAATGATTGTTACATTCAAACAGATAAAGGTATGACCGAGGTGGAGTCGGGAACACAAACCGCGGCGGCGTGGATAGAAATACAATAATGATATTACCTGCTGACTACACAAAATTAACCCAACCACAAAGGAGGGAAGTTAGACTACAATATATCAAGGAACAGAATAATCTTTGTATGTATTGTGGTGAAACATTATATGAAGGCGCACCCGAAAGAATAACAAAAAAACCAATTACTTGGGGTTTATTTCCTCCGGGATTTTTAGACCACCCAATCCATCTTCAACATTGTCATAAGACTAATATGACTGAAGGTGCCGTCCATAGTTATTGTAATGCCGTTCTATGGCAATACGAGGGGAGATAAAATTAAACGAGGGAAAGTAATTTTTCCCTTTTTTTTATATTTATAGTTATGAACTTACACGAAGATATACAAAGAATAAGACAAATGATGATTTCTGAGGAGATGGTCCAATCAGATGCGTGGAAATCAATCAAAAAAACATTAGACATTCTTAAAAAGAAAAAGAAAGTTTTAATCTTAAGTTGTTCCAATAGATATAATTGGGATGAAAAAAACCTTGACATACCAAAATCAAAGATGATTGCAATGTATCTTAACGATGAGTTAAAAGACTCAGTGTTAATTGATGTTTCCGAACTTAACATTGTTCCTTGTGAGGGGAATGTATCAAGAAAAGACGGGAACAGTTGTGGATTACTTAAATCTATGCTCAAAGATAAGAAAAAGAATCCATCCGGAGACCATAGATGTTGGGCAAGTTATAACAATCCAAAGGATGAGTTATGGAAGATATCCAAAGAGTTATTTGAGTCAGATGCTGTTGTATTCTTTAGTTCAATTAGATGGGGACAAACCAATATGTTCTATCAGAATTTAATTGAGCGATTGACTTGGATTGAGAACAGACACGCAACATTGGGGGAATCAAATCTTGTTAAAGATATTGAGACAGGATTCATTTGTGTTGGACAGAATTGGAATGGTGAGAACGTAACTGAAACACAGAAAGAAGTTCATAAGTTTTATGGATTCAAACCAAACAATGACTTGTATTGGAATTGGCAATATACCAAAGATGTGAATGATGAAACTCAAAAATCATATAAGGATTCACACAAGAAGTTTATTAAAGATACAAAATTACCTGAAGATAAATAATGAACTTACGACATGACATAAAAAGAATATTAAGGGAAGAAACAAATAAAGATTTAACTTCGGTAATAGAAATGTTATTAGAGGGATTTGTTAATGACCACAAAGACATTCTTTGTAAGGTTGAGGTTAAGCACCCGGACAAGAGAACCAAACTACCACATTCGGATAATGTTTATGAGAATTACAGAGCAACATTTTATTTAATTGCTCATAAAGGTGGGTATTCAACAACAAGAGCTCAATTGATGGATAACGTAATGAATGAGGTGTGGGATTTGGTATATAATTATACCGGACAGAAATTAGATATGTTTACCAAACACGTAAAGAGTTGTGACGATATTATAAAAGAGAGTAAAGATAATAGTATTTCTGATATGATAAAAACTTTGGGGGTTTCTGATGCCATTAAGTATTTTGGGAATTACTACACAATTGAGCCATACTTAAAAGTGGTTGATAAAGTTAATTTTATTAAAGAAAAAGTTAGAGAATTAAGTGATGATGGTAGTGGTGTTGGTTTACACGAGATAAATGAAGAGCCACTTCATTATAGTGATGAAGATGGGGAGGAACATCAAATAGAATGGTTAGGACTAACAAGTGTAGACATTAGTGTATATGAAGATGAGTATAGTGGTCATTTAAGGGACTATTATTCTAAGTATGAAAGTTTACCTGTGCAAATAATTGAGGAATTGGTTGAGATATTATTAAACCACTAAGATATGAATTTAAACGAGAACATACATAGAATCCATCAGATGATGGGTGTAGTGAGTGAAGATGTGAGTCCAAACACTGTTAAAACAATAATTGATATATTAGGTATTAGAGATGCTATTAATTATTATGGGGGTTATGAGAACCTTAAAAAATATCTAAATTTGGTTTATGATAGGAAGAGTGGTAAATGGGTGCACGCGAGTACATTACAGACCAATCCTGTTGATTTAAATACTATTACATCAAGAGAAGATAAGATTGAGTTTATTAAGGATACAATTTTTACTCAATACTACGGATTGTTTACTTATGGAGATGAAGGTTGGGACGAGAGTGATTATTCTGTGTTAGAGAGTACTGAAACTTATGAAAAGGTAGCATTTACATACTATACTGATGAATTAAATGTAACAACATTTTATAGAAATGAGAATGGTGAGTTTTCATCTCAAACCGAAAATGATGACCATAGTGAAACAATTAAATATGAGGATTTACCGGATGATATGATTAATAACGCATTTGAGTTTATAGCTAAAAAAATTTAATTATGAATTTAAACGAGAACATACATAGAATCCATCAGATGATGGGGATTATCAATGAGAATAAAGTGGTTGATGTTGTTCAAGAAATGGGGTTATACCAAGCCACTCGTTATTTTGGGGGTTATGACAAAGTTACAAAATTAATGGGGGATTATGTGTTCTCAAATGAAGAAATGATTGATTTTATTAGAGAGGCTATAAAACATTTAGCTTACAAACATAATTCAACCGGGATATCTACGTATGAATTAAATATGAATTCTATTCCATATGGTTCTCCTGATGAGGAGTTACATCAAATTGAGTATTTCAACCCGGAGTATGTTACCATAGATGTTTATGGTGGTGAAGAGTATGAAAGACACAGAAGTAGTTATACTGAACGATATGAGGATTTGGATGATAATACATTAGATGAGGTTTTCCTGTTTATGGTTGACGCAGTAGAACACTACAAATAGATATGAGTTTACAAGATACCATAAGAAGAATATTAAGAGAGGAATCCTATTCTCCGGCGAGTGATGAATATACTCCGGGGGAATATATTGTTCATAAATCAAATCCTATATGGAGAGACAACATAGAACTTACCGGATTACAAACATCGGTGGGGGAATGTTATCAATCACACGTCGGTGACGATGAAGAATGTAAACCATCCATATTTGCAACAGATTCATTAGATGAAAAAGATATGTTTGATTCCACATATGACGATGACATTTGGATTATCAATACGGAATGTGCCGGGGTTACTTGGTATAAAGACAAACATTTTGATGGTGGATATTACAAACATCATATAGTTACATTCGAGAACATATCACCGGACTGTCTTAGATTATTATATAAAGGAACGGGGAAAAGTTATTAATGTATATTATAATATACAAAACACAATAAAAACGGGGATAATGTATATTATAGTATACATTTAACACTATGGAGGCAGTATTAAAAATAGTAGATAAGTTAATAGATAAATTCATATTACCTATGGATGATGATATTATGGAATATCACATAACATCATATGATGATACAATAGAGATTACATTTTGGATGGCAGGAACCGAATCGGAAGTTGAGGAGGAGATTGTGGAAGAATGTTGGACCGTTTTAAGTACACTTGGTTCAATACCCTACAGATTTTTATTTAGATTCACTACAGAGGGGGACAATTTCTACGAATACTCATAATATAAGTCCTAAACCTTATAAACCACTAATATAAGTCCTAAACCTTATAAACGTGGGATTAATCAATATGATATTTAGTGATATGATATCTACCACATTTATTACAATGCCAAGTAGTATATACAACCTTTTCAACGTGTAGATTATATCTTTCCATAAACCAAGGGATAAAGATATCGTTTATATCATAACCACTTGTAACACCAAACATAGATACTAATTGATTTGATATCTCCTCAGATAATTCAACTATTCCATTATCACGATTAAATGTGAAAGACATATCGTCACCACTATCTTTATAGATAATAAATCTATGACCAACGGAATACTTCCTTAAGTTACCATAGTCCATATCCAACCATTTGGTAACGACATTTTTTCTCTTGTTCTCTGTGATTATTACTTTCATATTTGTTCTACTCTATGACATTTCTTGGCTCTAAACCCAAACTTTTTATTACCCCAATCCAATAACAACTCACTAACTTCATCGTTATCAAATCCGAACATACTACGGATAAAATCCCATATTTCATTTAAAACATAGAATCCTTTTACTCTACTGTTGTAAAGCATTTTGAACATTCCCTTATCGGATATGAATACTCCTTCGTGTGAGGGGAATATCATCTTTTTTAAGTCGGGATATTCCTCTTCTAACCAATTAATGGCGAGACGGATTCGTTTGTTCTCTGTGATTATAATCTTCATATCAAATAAATATCTAACAAAGATAAAACATTTTATTGATTATCCGGGGGGAATTATATATAATTAGAGTATGGAAGAATTAACATTATTAGAAGCGTTATGTATTGTGAGAACAGGTTTTGCCACAGAGGAGGAAAAACAACTTCTTTTTATGGCGGAAGATGTTATACAACAGGAAAGTAGAAGGTTACACTTAATATATAGAAAAGCGTTAATAGAAAACGAACTAAAACAAATAAATAAATAATACTATGGAATTAATAGAATCGTTACAGTGGAGATATGCCACCAAGAAAATGAATGGGGACAAAATCCCACAAGATAAATTAGAAAGAATCTTAGAGGCGACAAGATTGGCTCCGAGTTCATATGGGTTAACACCGTATCAGGTAATCGTGGTGGAGGACCAAGAATTAAAGGAGAGATTGGTGGGAGCTTGTTACGGACAAACTCAATTAAAGGATTCATCAGCTGTATTGGTATTTGCGGTGTGGGACGAGATTACTGAATGGGCGGTGGAGAATTATATCAATGATATTGCAAACCAAAGAAATATCCCGGTAAATGTATTAGAGGATTTCAAAGGAATGATGATAGGGACAATCTCCAATATGACGGAGGAACAAAAACAAACGTGGGCTCAGAAACAAACGTATATAGGATTAGGATTCTCATTAGTAGCATCAGCAGTAGAAGGTGTGGATTCAACTCCAATGGAGGGATTCTTACCTAATAAAGTAGATGAGGTATTAGGATTAAGAGAATTAGGATTAAAGTCTACATTAGTTCTTACATTAGGATATAGAGATACAGAAGGAGATTCATTATCTACAATGAAGAAGATAAGAAGAGATAATCTATTCATCAGAAAATAATAGATAGAAAGAACCTCACCAATTAAAGGTGGGGTTTTTTATTATAAGATAAAATACTAAACGATAAATCTATTCGTTCATAGTCCTACACTCCGTTCCGGAATTCACTCATAGTTTCATCCTTTACTATTTTCTTATGTATAAGAAATCCATTTATTTATACACGTCAACTTCCATATGTATAAAAAACTCAATAATTTATACATAACAGTTTACAGTTTACTATAAACAGTCAATAGTAAACAATCCCCCCACTTATACCGGGGGAACAGAGTTCCCCCCTCTGAAGAAGGGGACAATAAAGGGACACGATTAGTTATCCGGTATGGTGTTCATTATTAATGAATGTTCATTTGCAATGAACAATAAGATTAAATGAACATTGTAATGGATATTACGGTAACTTGTATTACGGTATCGATTAAAAAGTTATGTTTTGTATCAATACAGTCAGTTTTAAACTCACAAGAGTGATACGAAACATAAGTTTTAATGGTATTTTGTGTCTCTATGGTGTCCCATATATAAATCATTTAGTTCGTCCATTGTAGGGTATTTAATTGTCCCCTAACGGTTCGTTGAAGTAATCTTCCTAACACCTAACGGTTCCCACGCATCATACACCATTACTGACATTTATCGCTGGGAAACACCTATAGTAAAATAATTAGTCCTGAGAGTATCGTCAGGGGGAAAAAATTGACTTCTCACTATGCTGGAACACAATAATGGTGGGAGAAAGTGGTAAACTAAGGTAAGTCTGTGGTATTAAAAGGGGGAAAAGGATTATCCCCAATGACGAAAGAGACTGACATTTTGTCAAAAACAAGAATTTTAACATAAAAAGTTATTAACAATTCCCCCTGACAGTGTTGATAAGTGGATTGTTGATAACTATATTTAGAAAAAGTTATTAACAATTATGGTACCAAAACAATACTTAACCGGATTTACCCCTACTGTCAGTGTGTCAGGTGATACATATATAGTGGATTATGAGATAGGGGAATGTGTATACACCTATTCGAGGGTGGGGAAAAGAATAAAACAGGAGGTCCTTCAACTTATCAAATGTGATATGTGGAAGGTGATTACATTAATTAATGAGGACAACCAATTAGACGAGGGGGATTATAGGGATATCAATATGGAAATCCGGAATCATTCCCTACGTTATGTGACTGAGTTTATAAATGGTCAGAGTCTTCATCTATAATAGTTCTCTTCCACCACTTCAGGAACTTGTTATCCGGAGAAAGGTGGGGGATGATAAGTTTGTCTATCAATATCATTATGATGGATAGAGAACCCATTACCATTAGGAAGATTAAAAATGTCAACATAGTTTATATTATTAAGAGTTACCGGTGATAATCACCGTCAATTAGTAAAGATACAAATAAATTATGACATTCTCAACAAAAGGGGGGATTGTTTAATAATAATATTAAATAAAAAAAATAAACCCTTAGTGTGATTATGAGATTCGTAATAAAATGGGGGATTTATATAAAAAATATAAAGCAGGTTGGAGTCTACTCTTCCACCACTCGGTCCGCCCCCTGTCGGGTTGATTACCGATTCAGTGATACAAATATACGACTAATAATTTACACCACCAAACAAAACCGGGGATTATTTAATATTATTTCAATATATTTATCTGTATGGCAAAAGAAGAAACACCAAAGGACATTACCCCAAAGAAAAGAAGGGGAATAGATATTGCAGTCAATGGACTAAGAAAGACATATCCATTTGTAATAGGGTATGAGGATGACCCGGGAGACCAATACGCAGCATCACACTACATTGATTTAATAATAGACCTACAGAAACTATCTGACTATATGGATGTTCCTGTTAATCCCTATTGGGTGAACTTCGCAAGTCATCCGGACTATAGAAGGATATACTCCTTATGGTCCTACCTGAAGTTCCCCGAGGAAATTGAGGTTACATATGATAGAGACATATCAAACCATCCCGGATATAAATTGGGGAAGGATGTAATCTATCTACTTGAATCTATATATGAATACATCCCCGAGGAATACAAACTGTTCTATGAGTTCACCTCTGAGTTTGCCCCCGACAAACCTATGACACTCCCCGTGACTCTAAAGGTTAACGGATACATTATGACATAAGGTCATGTTCATAACCTGTTGATAACTTCTTATCATAAGTTATTAACAACTGTCACCCTGTCATGTTGATAACTTTATTTGGATATATCGAATACACTCCCTACCCCCCTATAATTACATAGGGGGTTTTTTTGACCCCTCCCCGGTAAACACCCCCCATACCCCCTCCCTTACTACCGTGGGGGTATCCCCCCTCCCCTCCCTCCCCCTATAATAGTCCAAATAGGGGGGATAATCCCTTCTGCAACGTCTAAGGGTAAAAAAAACTTTATATGAAAATCGTTTTAAAATTTCTAAAAAAATTTTTGGGAAAAAATCCCCCCAATTAATGGGGTGTCCGGATAGTGAAAAAAAATTTTTGGAAAAATTTGGTGGGAATTATGGAATGTATTATCTTTGTAAAAAATAAGATATGGGAAAAGAAACGGTTGAGCAGGGGTTTGATAGAATATACGATTCAATGGATTTTACTGAATTTTGTTTTCCTTCATTTAAGTTGGGGGTTAAATGGGAACAAGAACAAAATGGTTTAACTATGGATGAGGGGATTGACTTTGGTAAGGAGTTATCTAAATGGGGTTACAATAAGGGTAATTCAATTGATGTTGAGATTTTGGTTAATGAGATACTTCCGGATTTATTCAAACAATTTAATAAATAAGATATGAGAAATATATTTTTAATCCCCACTTCAATGGAGAGTAGATTGTGGAGGGATTTGGATTCCAATAAATTGACGTTTGAAAATTTATCGAAACCCAATAGTAATGAATGTACCAAGTGTTCCAATGAGTATGTGTATATTACCTCTGATGAGAAATTTGTTAGAGATGAATATATAACTGATGGACTTGAGGTAATTAAGGCAACACCAAAGTTGGTTGATGCTCAAGGATTGGTTAATAGAAGAGAATGGAAGAAAATCGTTATGACCAATGACTTGGAATTAACTGAGAATGGTATTCAACAGATTGGGGATTTATTTTTCCGATGGTTTGTTTTGAATCCTACCTGTGAGGAAGTTGAGATTGGTAAAACCAATAAACTCCTTGATGTATATGAGGACAAGTGGGAAGTGAGATATCACATTTACGATATACACGAGAAACCGAAAAAGAATTTCTATTGTGGGGATGAGGTTGACTATGGGGAACAGTGTGACTTTCAATGTGAGAGATGTGTTAATTGTACCGGAGTTGATTATGGATATCTTCCAAAGGAGGATTTGGGTTATACCACTAAGATTGGGATTAAGGTTGTCGATGGTATGGTTAGACCTCTTATGGTTCCAAAGAAATATTTTGGTGAAGTTGAACATATACATTATAGTTCGGTATTTGATTGGTTATCTAAAAAGGATTACCTATCTGATAAACGAGAAGATATACAGAGAGAGTTTGAACAATACTTAAATAAATAATATTGATATACCCCCGCTTATGTAGTTGGGGGTTTTTTATTTGACATTGGGGATATAATTGATTATTCTTTAATTCCATAAGGTATATAACAATTATGGTAAAAACAAAATCAATTTCGTTTCTCAAATACAATAGGTTTGAGTTCGGAGAACAAATCGTTAGTCAATTCGTGGTCTTTGAATGTAAGTGGCTATTCTCAATCATCTTCTTTTATTTTCATAAATCTCTTGGTAGTCAGGATAGGTTTCATACCCACGCTTTTAACGCGTGGTCTGTAAAACTGTTTGGGGGATATGATGAGCACATCTTGGATGACGAGGTTGGTGGGGAATATCATATTGTTAGACGTGAGAAGGTCTTGGTTTACTTCCCCCGGGATTCGTATCATCGGATATCTAATAGTGATGGATGTATGACGGTATTGTTCTCGGGTCCTTGGAAAAAGACTTGGAAGGAATATGTTAATGGGGAAGTTGTTCACTACGGTTGGGGTCGGGAATGACGGACCTCTGACCACCCGAACTCCCTCCGGTCGTATTCAAATCCCCCCGCCCCCTTTTTTTGAAAAAATATTTGTTAATATAAACTTTTTATATTATCTTTGTGGTATTAAAATAAACTACTATGATAAATCAGGAATTATTGGCTGAGGCAACAAATAAATTTAAGACATCGAATGACGACATTAAGTTAGAGGGGAATATTATTGACCTATTGATGAAATGTTATATTAAGTATGACCCATCAAAGAGGGGGAATACTCTTCAGAAGTTGATTATCGAATATTTGGGTAAAGACGTTCTTACGATTCCGGCTACTTGGAACTGTGGGGACTTTGCGTTGGGTGTAGAATCATTCAAGGGGAATAAGTTATTGAGTAAGATTTTAAAGAAATTGGATTATATCATTGGGGAGACTAAGGTTAAGGATTCTAAATCTATGATAAAGATGAGAAATGACATTATTCAAAGATTCTTTGAAATTGTTTCAACCTTCTATGAGATTAAGACATCTTATTTGAATGATAAGGGTTCCTACACAATTGGGAACATTAGGACATATCAGAATTATCACAACTTGATTGTTTTATTGGTTGACTGTGAGGATTCGTTTAATTATAAACTTCTTTCAATTCCGAAGGAGGATTTAAAGGAGTTTAAGATGCACCACCAACACGGAACTAAGGAATCTAACAATGATACAAAGAACCCCCATTTATCGTTTCACGTTAAGAAGGGTTCTGATATTGAAGATAGTTTAAAGAAGTGGGAGTTACCGGGAGGTTTTGAGGGATTGAACAAGGTATGTAAGATTCAAAGTAGTAAAGTTCGTAGAAATAGTTCAAAGTTGACAAAGGAACAATATGATTACATCATAAATGATGAGGTTAAGTTATTCTTTAGTGAACGTGGTTTTGAGGATTATGTAATTGACAATGAGATTGACATTATTCCGTATATCTACAAGAAATTCCGTAACATTAAGAAAAGTTCATATAGTAGAGGGGAATCTTATTGGGAGAATGACATGGGTGAGGTTTTATTTTATTATCAGAACCGGTCTTACATTGTATATGATAGTGTACTTGAGGATATATCTGAAAAGTTTAATTTAACTTATAAGGATGTTATGAATTATCTATCCGTATATTTTGATTTGAGGTATCCTAATTTGAAACACTATCAGGTTTTGGAGAATTAGATATATTGAACCCCCCGCTTTTATTGGTTGGGGGTTTTTTATTTGAAATTAATTGTTTATACTTAAGAAAAAAAGTTATTATGAAAAAGTTATTGTTATTATTTGCTCTGTTGTTGATGATTGGGTGTAATATGCCTGTTTATAAAACATATCACACAGATAAAATTTATTTAAGACAATTGGTGAATCGTGATGTTACGGAAACTCATACTTCGGGTTCGTTCTTTTTGATTGCCGGTTCGGTTAGTTCGGATAGTGAAACCCAAACTGTTATAAAAGTTATGGGTGAGGTTAATGGTGAATATCGTTTTATGCAATTTGATTTTACTAAAGCAAGAATCAAAATTGATAATAAGGTCACCACCCCATATATTGTTTTGAATTATGTGGACGATGAAAATAAATCAGTTGATTACTTATTGGAATACGATTACAACGTAAAGTCCGTTACCATTATTTGTCCGGAACAATATTTACCTGAGAAATTATTACCAATTCAAATATAGAGATATTATGGAAAACGAAGATAATATAATAAACCTTGCCAACTTTTATGATGGACCTTATGGTGGTGTTCCATCTCGGATTGCAACACCTCAACCCACCTTTAATGAGTTCCCGGATAACAAGGAAATTGATGTCCCCGAAAAATTAAAGGATGTTGTTAAGAAGATGTGTCCCGAGATTTTGAATATTGTTTCGGTTGGGTATAGAGAACAAACTGTTTATAACCCTATGAACTTTGAACCGGTATACAAGTATTTGGTTGGTGTTGATTTATATTTTGATAATCATAATGGAATGAAAAAAGGTAAACACGAATATAGTAAGGAAATTGATGATTATTTTAAAATGACATACGGTAGTGAGATGGATTTTATATCCTTTCACGTTCAGTCATTTATCTTTCCCCCCGAGAAGACCACTAAGGACAAGTTCTTTGAGTTGTTTGGTAAGGTGTAACCCCACCCGAACTCCCTCCGGTCGATTTCAAATCCCCCCGCCCCTTTTATTTTGGAGTTGGGGGATATTTATTATAAAAGATATATTATGTTTTCAGCAGGTGGAGTTTATGTAATGGTAGCAGGAATCCTATTGGGATTAGCTGTTATAGGTGGGTCAGTTTATTATGTTAATAAAATGTTTGCTGATAACACTCAGGAAATATTGGTTCGGTTTATTTTATTAATATTCACCTCATTGGTTGCGTTATTTATTGTTGATAAGGTAATTGCTTGGCAGGTTAAACTATTGAGTGATGAGCAGAATGGGCAATTATTTGATTTGATTAAAACATTGGTGTTAATGATATTCTCGTATTACTTTGGAACTAAAGAAGGAGTTGA